AGGTAGCTCACCAGTTCCATCGCGCAGGCTCCCTCCTCGAGTGATTCGTGAGAGCCGCTGGACAGCACCATGCTGTCGAGTTGCGCGAGCCTGTCCTTGTCGATGGTCGTGTTCATGCTGCACCCCCATTCGTCTTCACGCCTGCCAGCCGGTTCTGCGCCTCGCGCCACGCGTCGCGCAGCGCGGGCATGTCCTCGGCCGGCGCCTTCTTGAGCTGAGGCGTGAGCTTGCCAAGCTCGTCGAGCGAGCGCGCATGGCGCACGCGATCGAGCAGCGGCGTCTCGACCTCGCCCTCGCCGACGATCTCGGCGTCCAGCACCTGCTCGGCTTGCTCGGCCACGCCCGGCGGCCAGGCGCCGTTGTTGCCGCGGATGGGAACGACGGGTGCCTCGTCGCGAAACTCGGACACCTCTTCGGCCGAGTAGATCCCGTGCAGCATGTCGGGGTAGCAGTCGCGGGCCAGCGCCGACTTCGCGCGCGCCTCCAGCATCGCTCGCGGATACTTCGTGTACGTGTCGTTCCCCGTGAGCTTCGCCTGCCTGGCGTCGTCGAGGGTGAACGTCTTGCGCACCGGCGACGGGGAGCCGACGCGCAGCGTCTCGTACGTCGCCTTGACGCCGTCGCTCTCGATGCACGTGAAGTACTTCGCCTTGCCACTGGCGAGCACCAGGCCGACCATCGCGTCGGCGTAGAGCGTCGGCTTGCCCTTGATCACGGCCACCGCGCGCAGGGACGACACCGGAGGGATGCCGATCTCGAGGCCGTACGCGATCGCCATGAAGGTTTCGGCTTGCCGGTTACGGAACGACTCCGGCACCAGCTGGCTCTTGCAGAGCAGCGTGGCCAGATGCTCCGCCTCGGAGATGTTGACCGGCACCAGGGCCATCGTCTTCTCATTGGCCATCTGCGTTCTCCTCCCCCAGCTGCTCGAGCTCGGCGTCGCGCTCGTCGCGGGACGCCGCGCGGTTGTCGAGTTCCTCGTCGATGAAGCGGTCCGGCCCGTAGCCGTGTGAATCGTCGTTGAGCACGCCGCGCGGGCGGCGGTGCGCGAAAGCCTTCTGCCTCGTCCTCATCGGCGCACCGGGCGCGGGTTGTGGCCGCTGAGCGGGTAGGTGAAGGTCGAGCCGCAGCCGGGGCACGTGCACTGCCCGAGGTGGATGCCGTGCTCGTCGTCGTGCAGCGGCGCGATGACGTCCATCTCGCAGTTGCGGCGGATGACGTCTGCCGCGATCTGCTTGTGGGTCCGATACGTCCGGCCGCACGTGTAGACGACGTCCTGGTCCTGGGTCCGCGCGCGGACCGGCGGCGGCGGCGCGGCGCAGATGATGGTCTCGCCGGGCAGGCCAGCCTCGACCACCACGTAGAGCCCGGTCGGCTCGTCGTCGTCGAAGTCCATGTCGGGGACCGGGCCGATGTGCGTGTCCTCAACGGAGGACCAGCCCGGCTCGGCGCCGAACAAGTCCAGGTGGCCGTGCGCCATCATCGGGGCCCTCGCTTCGCCGGGCGGCCCGAGCGGACGAACAGGCCGTTGCCGATGCAGGCGTACGATGGCGCCGCAGGAGGGCGGGCCGGCGGGGGGGTGCCGCGCCCGCCCTCCTGTGCGCGCAGGGCGTTCTCCAGCCTGGCGGCGGCCAGGGCCACCTCCCGGTCGGAGGCCAGGTAGGCCGCATGGCCGGTCTTCAGTGAGGCGTCGAGCAGCCGGCCAGCAGCCAGGTGCTCATCGGCAAGGCGGAGCGCCGCTCCAGCAGCGCACCCGTCACACCGGCAGTCATCCAGCCCCGTGCCGCACGGCAGGCGGGCAGCGAGGCGGTCTAGGTCAAGCGCGTCGGCAAGGTCTCTCGTGGTCACGCATGAGAGATACTAATATTCGCTCATCCCGTCAAGAGGATTTTTTAGCGACCCTCATAGACTCGGGCAAAACTTCGACTTCCTTGAGATACTCGTCGATCCACCAGACGACCTGATCGTATCGGGTCCGGTCGAGCAGCTTGAGGCTGTCGAGCATCTCGTGCACGTCCACCATGTCACCCTGGTCACCGTCGCTCATCGCCACACCGTCCCCTCGGAGGTTGGTCCCCGGCTCAGTCGTCGTTTTCCTCGGGAGTCTTCTTGGGATCCAGAGGTCTCACGCCGGTCTCACCGGACCGCACCCTGGCGAGCTTTGCCTCGCCCTGGACCTGGAGGAGGTGGCCCTCCAGCATCAGGACGACCAGCTGGTACCTGTCTCGTGCAGCCTCCTTCAACAGGTCGATTTTTTCGTGCACACCGTCGTCGTCGGAATCGGCGATGACCCGCGCCACCGGCGGCCTCGGCCATCCGTACATGTCGGCGATGGGGCCGGCGAACCGGGATGACGGGTATCGCTTCGAGAGGAGGTTGGAGATCGACGACTGGTCGATGCCGGCGTAGGTCACCCCGTCGCGCTTGCGCAGGTACGCCTTGAGCTCTCGGGCTACCGAGCCCTGCGTGGCGCGCTCCTTCGCCATCTTGTCCTTGAGGCGCTTCACCAGGTCGTCCGGGATCTCGTAGGGAGCCCCCGTGAAAACGACCTCCTCCTCGGCTTGGCGGCGCTTGGTCACGGGTGACCCCTCATAGAACTTGACCAGAGTATGGGAGACGCTCATAGTGTGCTTCCATGGATGGAAATCTGACCGGGCAGAGGGTGCGTTTCTGGCGCAAGAGCAAGGGCTTGACCCAGACGGAGCTGGCCGATGCGATCGGCCGGACCCAGTCGTGGGTCGCCCATGTGGAGGCCGGACGCATCGGGCTCAGCCTGCTGATCGTGGAGCGGATCTCGCTCGCCTGCGGCATCGACTCGCGCACGTTCCTCGGACCTCTTCGTAGGCACTCCTCGAGGATGATGAGAACGGCTCATGCTGTCAAGGAGAACAGGCGTTCACCACGCATTCGCGAGTCCGCGGAATGATTCGCATGCGAGTCGCTCACGGGTTCGAGCCGGCGGCGTCACGTGGAACAACGCGCGCCGGCACCGGCGCTCGGCAATGGGGCCGGGCGCCGGCCTTTCTCTCGGACCAGGAGGCCTGATCCATGGCTGGGAGGATCAGATCCTTGAAGCCTGAGTGGCTCGAGAACCAGCGACTCGGGTCGTGCTCCGACGCCGCTCGCCTGCTCAGCGTCGCGCTCATCCTGCTCGCTGACGATCACGGGCGCGGCCGCGCGGCCGTCCCGTACATCGCTGGCCAAGTGTGGACATATACACTCGCGAAAGTTCCCGAGACTCTCGCGAGGGTCTCCGCAGCCCTCTCCGAGCTGGTCGCGACCGGCTACATCCAGCTCTACGAGGTCGAGGGCCAGGACTACTTCGAGATCCTCGGGTGGTCCCGGCATCAGAGGGTCGATAAGCCCGGGAAACCACGCGTCCCAGACCCACGGCTCGGGAACATTCGCGAGACCCCCGCGAAAGTTCCTGGAAGTCTCGCGCCTGACCACGACCACGACCACGACCACGACCACGACCAACGATCACGACCACGACCGGTTGCGGCGCCTGCGCGCCGCGCGCTCTCGGGCGACCATCAGGCTTTCGTCGCTCGGTTCGACGAGCTCTACGCAGCGAAGAACCTCGGCTCTCGTCCGAGCTGGGGAGGCAAGCAGGGGAAGCTGGTCAAGGAACTGCTCCAGCGGCCCGGCGGACTTCCTGAGGCGCTGAAGCGCGCGGAGAACATGTTCTGCGCTCCACCGCCGTGGCCTGCTCCTCCGCACGACCTCGGGACCCTGGTCCAGCACTACGACCGATTCGCTCGTCCGCACAATGGCGCGAAGGTGGGCCACTACCAGCACACCGGCGACGAGGAGTACGCCGGAGGAGACGTCGACCTGTGAGCAAGACGATCGGGAAGGCCGTGGAAACCATCTTCGGGCCACGCCCGACGGCGGACGGAGACGGCTACGAGTTCAACATCATGTTCCATGAGTTCTATCTCGACACGCACGAGTCCTACCAGGCGTGGTGGCGCGGGCTCGACGACATGGAACGGGCGCGCTATGAGCGGCACCTCGCCGAGCAAAGCGAACGAGAGCGGGCGGCGATCGAGGAGGAGAATCGCCGCACAGCGGTTCTTGCCGAGAGGGACCGCGAGCGGGCGCGCATCGCTCCCTACATGCGAATGCGGCGCCGAGGCGTCCCCGCCAAGGACCACGACGCGATCGCGCGCGCCGAGCTCGAGGACACGGCGGCCATGCAGGCCGTGCGCGCCTTGCTCGCATCCGATCAGCGCATCCTCGTCCTGTCCGGACCGAAGGGGTGCGGCAAGACGACGGCAGCCGCATGGATGGTTGCTCAGGACATCAGCGTGCGGATGCCGGGTGGTGGAGAGGAGGGGCGCGCCCCGGAACCGCAGTTCCTCGATGTGAGCAAGCTGGCGCGCCTCTCGCGCTACAAGGCCGAGGAGGTCGAGCCCATCGAGGAGTGCTCGCTGCTCGTCATCGACGACCTGGGCATGGAGTACGCGGACGAGAAGGGCAGCTTCCTGGCCACTCTCGATGGCGTCTTCAACGCGCGCTATGCCGCCGGCCTGTACACGGTCATCACGACGAACCTGCCGTCGAAGACGTTCAAGGAGCGCTACGGAGAGCGCCTCGCCGATCGCATTCGCGAGGCCGGGCGATTCGTCGAGCTCAACGGCAAGAGCCTGCGTGGGCGGAAGCCGTGAAGACGAGCAACCAGTTCCGGCGCATGGCCCGCTCGCGCGTGGACGACGCGCACAAGGACTCGGCCGGGCTCCAGATCATCCGCCGGCGCATCGGCCCGGCCATGCGCGACCGCGAAGAGGCCGAGGCGTGGGCCGCGCAGCAGCCATGGGCCGGGCGCGTGGTCCGCATGCTGCGCGCGCGGGGGTTCTACTGCTGGTGCGTGCGCCCGTGAGGCATCTGCGCGTCCGCCGCGACAGCACGGAGGCGGCCGTTGTCCGGGCTCTCCGCGCCGCCGGCGCCATGGTCTGGCGGCTTGACGCCAAGGATCTCCCAGATTTGCTCGTAGGCCATCGCGGCCGGTTCTTTCTCCTCGAAGTGAAGTCCGACCGCGGCGCGCTCAGCGATGGCCAGGCGCGGTTCTTCCTGCTGGCCGAGGCCGGGCGCCTGCCCGTGCGCGTGGTGCGGGACGCCGACCAGGCGCTGGCCGCCATCGGCGTGGAGCTTTCGTGACCGGCCGCCGGCCGGAGAAGGAGCAATGCGAGTGAGCGTGCAAGAGACCGCATTGGCGCAGCTGCGCCGCAAGCATCCAGGGCTGGCGGAGCGCTCGAGGCGCAGCCCGGCCAAGGCCATCAGGCTCTTCTGCCTCGACTGCATGGGCGGCTCGCCCGGAGACGTGGCCAGCTGCGCATCGCAGGCGTGCCCGCTGCACCCGTTCCGCATGGGGGTTGGGTTCAAGCTCGACCTCACGGACGAGCAGCGGGCCGAACGGGCCGCCCGAGCTGACAGGCTGAACGCAGGGCGACCACCTGGCGTTCAAGGCGGACGAAAGCCTGTCGTGATTTGCGGGCAAGGAGCCCCGGAGGCAGGGTCGGACGGGGAATCGGACCAGGGGGCGTGAATCAGGGGCGCGGCCGCTCGAGGTACAGGGCGGCCGGCCGCATCTCGTCATCGCCAGCGTGCAGCCGGCACACGGCCCTGAGCGCCACGAGCCCGCCGTCCACCCAGCACTCGAGGTCGGCCACCGCCGGAGCACGGCAGCTTGTCGCCTCGCAGACCGCCGCCCGGCGCGGGGCCCGCATCAGGCCAGCGCCGCGGCACGGACCGCGTCAATCGCCGCGCGCTTGCTGCTGAAGTGGCGGAAAACGCCGTGAGGCTCGTCCCAGCCGATGACGTACCAGCTGATGCCGACCGCGTAGATCTCGCGGCCGCGGTAGCGGGTGGGGCTGTTCTTCGTCGGGTACCTGATCGCCGCGCCCCGCATCACGACGCCTCCAGGACGGCCAGCACGGCGTCCAGCTCGTGCGTCGCCGTGTCGGCCCCGCCCACCTTGGCGTGCACCGCGGCCACCACCGCGTCGAGGGCCGGCACCGGGCGGCCAGCGCGCACCGCCTGGCGCACCCCGAACGCCAGGCTGTCCAGCCGGTCGAGCACCGCCTGCCACGAGGCCTGCACGGCCGGGCTGGCTGCCCCGTGGGCGGCACGGGCGAAGGAGAGGAGGTCGGCTGCGGTCTGCTTTGCGTCGGTCATGCCTCGCGATAATGCACGTGCGAGGCCAGTTGTAAGTATGCGACTCATGGTGACAATCAAGCACTTGAAGCGCCACAGACTGTAGCCGGGGACGACAGTGACTGATTCGAGTGCACTCCGGAGTCGAGGATTCAGCTTGACGATGGGGTGTAGGATTAGATATCAGAATTTCTGATGGCTCCGCCACCGGCCGAGAGGCGCTGCACCGCGACGGCGAAGCGCGGTGGGCAGTGCACGGGCTGGCGGCTCAAGAGCGGCGGCGACTTCTGCGCCTTCCACGACTCGGAGACGCAGCGCAAGAACGCCAAGGCCGCGGGTGAGCAGAAGACGGCCAGGGCCGCTCAGCTGGCAGTGGCCCGGGCCGAGATCAGGCTGGCCGCCCTCGAGGAAGTGCCGGCGACGATCGAGCGCATCGCGCACAACGTCGCGGCCGGGCTTATGGGCTGGCGCGAGGGTGGCATCCTGGCCCGCCTGGCCGCCGCCGCCGTGTCGGCACACGCGACGATCGACGAGCTCGCCGACCGCGCCCACAAGCGGCGCACCGGGCTCACCGACGAGCAGCTCCAGGCCGCGCTCGAGCGGCTGCGCGCCCAGCAGCGAGAGCAGCGCGAGGCCATGTCGTGATGGCCGAGCCTGAGACGCTGTACGCGCCTGAGCCGCTCCACGTAGAGCCAAGCTGGCGCTGCAGCCTGCCCGGCTGCGGCCGCACCAGCGAGGACACGCCTGGCGAGTGGAGCCAGATTGGCGACAAGTTCATCTGCCCGGCCTGCGCGGAGGCCTCGCGTGTCGACGCGGCGGCCGCCGGGGCGTTCGTCGAGCCGCTGCCGTTTGCCGTGCGCGCCTACGAGCCGGGCGACAAGCACTACGTGCTCGACAGCTGGCTCAAGGGCCGGCTCAAGGAGCTGCGGGCGAAGCACCAGGGCCGCCGCATGCGCATCGCCGATCGGCATGCGTGGTTCCGCGAGTGCAGGCCGCGCTTCGCCGCTCACCTCGAGCAGCACGGAGCCTCGATCGCGTGCGACCCGGAGAAGCCGTCGCGCATCCTGGGCTACCTGGTGCACGGCGGCGGCGATGTCCAGTTCGCGCACGTCAAGGCGTGGTGCGACCCGTTTCGCGACCTCATCCTCGGCGCGCTCCGCGAGCACGCTGGCATCCAGGAGGACTGACATGGCCAAGAAGCGCCCACCGAAGCGCCCGCCCAAGCAGGGCGGCTACTGATGAAGCCTACCGTCGGCCGCATCGTCCACTACACCAACCTGGGCGACAAGGACGGGCGATATCCGCCCGAGCAGCAGGCCGCACTGATCACGAAGGTTAGCCCCCGGCCCGCACCGACGGATGGCAGCAATCACTCGGAGGAGACCGGCGCGTTCGTATCGCTGCATGTTTTCTACGAGACGGGCGACTTCTTCATGCAGGACGTACCGTTCTCTTCCGAGTACGCGCGCGGCCACTGGACCTGGCCACCCCGATGATCGTTCGCGTGGATTTCATTTCTGTAACCGTCCTGGGCCCGCAGACCCGGGCCAAGCAGGCGTTCAAGCCGGCCGAGTGGCCGGGCTGGACCTGCACCGTCAAGGGCCAGGCCGTGCTGTTCGAGGGCGAGGGCCGAACCATCGAGGTGCCGCGCTCCAGCTGCGTCATCACCAGGGAGGCCCCCCCATGAGCAAGGGCGTGAAGGACCCCACCACGTTCGACTCGCTGCACGTGCCCGAGCCTCTGGCACCTGCGCCGCCGCCCGCGCCGCCCATGCCCGAGGCCATCCCCACCGAGGAGCTTCCGGCGCCCAGGCGCGCTCCGCAGGGAACGCCGCCGCCGGGTGTGCCCCGGCCCAAGCGCGACACCGACGAGCACTGGCCCGAGGCCGATCGCAAGGCCACCGTGCGCGACAAGCCGGCGCCGAAGGGGAAGTGAAGTGGCCCAGACCATCAAGAACGTCCCGCGCAAGCACCTCCAGCCGGCCAGCTGATGCGCGCGACGATGGCCATGGTCGCGCTGATCGCCAACCTGGGCAGCGCCGACGAGCTGGAGCTCGAGCTGGCCCGCCGCGAGGCCGCGCGCATCGAGGCCAGCGACGACTCCGGCGGCGTGCGCAAGCGCGTCGAGCAGCTGCTCTCCGACGTGCACCCGGAGGCGCGAGCCTGCATCGACGACCCGGCCCCGCTCGTCGCCGTGCGCGGCACGCGCCGCTCCGGCAAGAGCCGCTCGTTCATTCGCAAGATGGTCGACGCGGCGACCGCCATCGCGCACGCGCGCGTCATCTACATCAACGAGACGCTCCCCGAGTGCGAGGCCATCGCCTGGCTCGGCAACGGCCGCGACGGCCTGCTCACGCTCAACGAGCACTACCAGCTCGGCGGCACGCCCAACCACTCGAAGCACACGCTCACGTTCCCCAACGGCGGGATGATCCGCCTGGTCGGCGCCGACGACAGGCGACAGATCGCGAAGCTCCGCGGCATCGCCCCGCACCTGGTCGTCATCGACGAGGCGCAGAAGGCGCCGCACCTCACCGAGCTGATTCGCGACTCGCTCGGCCCGGCCATGATGGACCACGGCGGGCAGATCTTCATGCCAGGCACCCCCGGCATCGACCTGTCCGGCCTGTTCTACGACGTCACCAACGAGGACGAGCCCGCCGCCGGATGGTCCGTGCACGTGCTCAACGTGCTGTCCAATCCGTTCTTCGGCGCGACGTCCGAGGAGCGCTTCGAGCGCACCGTGGCGAGGTACTGCCGCGAGCAGGGGCTCGCGCTCGACGCCCCCGAGGTGCAGCGCGAGTGGTTCGGCAAGTGGGTGAAGGAGGATGCCCGCTTCACCTACGCCGTGCACCAGGTGCCCGAGCACCAGCTCTGCTACGCGCCGCCGCGGTGGCTCACCGAGCCCACGTGGCGACGCGATCCCAGGAGCGGCAAGCTGCTCTTTCTCGAGGGCGGCGTTGTCGACTTCGAGACCGCGCTCAGGGACCTGCCGGAGGGATACGACTGGCGGTTCACGCTCGCCGCCGACCTCGGCTATCTGCCCGACCCGTTCGCGTACGTGCTGTGGGCGTGGTCGTGGAAGTGGCCCGAGCTGCTCGAGGTAGCCAGCTGGGCGCAGACCGAGATGGACTCGGACGACCAGCTTGCGCACCTGATGATGGTCGCTGGACACGCGCCGCCCAGCATCGTCACCGGCGACGTCGGCGGTGCGAACCGCTCTACGGGCAAGGGCTGGTCCAAGCGCTGGAACGAGCGGTTCGGCTACGGGATCGTCGAGGTCGAGAAGCACCACAAGTACGACGCCCAGCAGCTGTTCAACACCGACATCCGCAAGGGCCGCATGCGCGTGCGCCGCGGCTCGCCGCTCCACGAGCAGCTCAAGCGCGTCCGCTGGCTCCCCAAGGCCGTCGGCGAGAAGGGCAAGCTCGAGGAGGACCCGGCGATCCCGAACGACATCACCGACGCGGGGCTGTACGGCCACAGGCACACGTTCGCTCACCTGGCGAAGCGCGAGCCCGAGAAGCCCAAGCCGGGCACCGACGAGCACTACCGCGCGCTGGAGCAGCAGCTCGAGCAGGACGCGCTCGACGAGCTCGAGCAGGAGCCCGACTCGTACTACGCGGAGGTGCTGTGATGGGCGAGCACGACCTCAAGACGTGGCTGCTCTGGTGCCGCCAGAACCGCTTCAACGTGCGCGAGATCGAGGCTGATGGCGTGCGGCTCGTGCTCACCGATATGGGTGATCCGCCGCCCGCGCAGGCCCCCCCCGCGCGCAGCGCACACGAGGCGTTCGCGCAGCGGCTCGGCATCGACTACAGCGAGGACGACGACGAGGAGGCGCAAGCCTGATGGCCGAGATGGACGCACGCGCCGCCTCGCACTGGTGGGCCCTCGGTGAAGGCGCGATGGCCGACGCCATCTGGCAGCACGTCAACGCCCTCGAGCAGCGAGAGCGCAACCGCATCGCGCGCGACCAGGTCAACGAGGCCATCTACTCGAGCAACGTCGGCGCTGGCGGAGGGCGCCGCGGCGACCTGCTCGCCCTGTTCCGCACGCTCGGCTTCCAGGCCGCGGATCTCAACTTCACGCGCCAGATCGTGGACGCCCTGGTGGCGCGCATCGGCAACAACCAGCCGGCCATCCGCGTGCCCGCCGACGGCGCCGACTGGGGGCAGCGCCAGCAGGCGAAGCTGCTCGACAAGGTCATCGGAGGCGAGATGGAGCAGCTCGACATCCAGGCCGAGGCTCCGCTCGCGCTGCGCGCCGCGCTGGTCACGCGCGCTGGCGCGCTCAAGGTCGTGGCCCACAACGGAGACATCGTCGCCGACCGCATCCCGGTGGACGAGTTCCGCGTGGACTCGAGAGAAGCTCGCTACGGCAAGCCGCGCCAGATGCACCACGTCAAGCAGGTCGCGCGCGAGGTCCTGATCCGCGACTTCCCTGATCACGCGGGCGCCATCCGCAACGCCGAGGTAGCCCGCAAGCGCATGGGCGAGCTGGGCGACGTCGAGACCGGCATCGGCGGCGAGACGAACATGCTCGACGTCACCGAGTCGTGGCACCTGCCGTCCCACAAGGACGCCGACGACGGCGTGCGCGTCATCAGCATCCGCGAGCAGGTGCTGGTCAAGGAACCGTGGAAGCGGCCGCGCTTCCCCGTTGCGTGGATCCGCTGGAGCCCGCCGCAGCGCGGCTTCTGGGGATGCAGCCTGGTCGACGAGCTGGCCGCACTGCAGTTCAAGGTCAACGAGATCGCGCGCGACCTGATGGAGAACATCTACTTCACCAGCGCGGTCAAGGTCATCACGCGCCGCGGCGCCGACATCAACAAGAAGCGCGTGCCCGGCAAGCACCCGCACTTCATCGAGGTGGACAACCCCGGCGACATCGCGTGGGAGGCGCCCGACGGCTTCAGCCCGGCGCAGTTCCAGTTCCTGCAGTGGCTCATTCAGCAGATGTACGAGGTGAGCGGCGTCTCGCAGCTGATGGCGCAGAGCAAGAACCCGCTGGGCGCCGGCGCGAGCGGCGCGGCCCTGTCCGAGTTCTACGACATCGAGTCGGAGCGCTTCAGCCAGCTCGAGCTGAGCTACGCGCGGCTGTGGCGCGACACCGGCGCGCTCATCATCGACGCGGCCAAGGACCTGTCCGAGGACAAGGGCTTCCAGGAGCGCGAGGTCAAGTGGGTGCGCCGCTCGGTCATCGAGCGAGTGAAGTGGTCCGACGTCAACACCGGTCACCTCGACGACGACCGCTACCAGATCCGGCTCGAGGCCGCCGGCTATCTGCCCAAGACGCGCAGCGGAAAGATGCAGGCCATCGAGCAGCTCATCGCGAATGGGTTCCTCGACCCGAAGTGGGCGCCGGCCATGCTCGACTTCCCCGACCTCGAGCAGGCGAACATGATCCGCAACGCGCCGGTCGAGTACGCCATCGCGTGCATGGGGGATGTCCTCGACTGCGAGATCGACGAGGACGGCGACGTGATCGAGGACAAGAGCGCGGTCGTGCCGACCCCGGACCCGGACGCCGACCTGCAGCTGCTCATGGACGTGGCCAAGGCGCTCAAGCTGCAGCAGCTGGCCGAGAAGTCGCCACGCGGCGTCATCGAGCGCTGCGCACTGTGGTGCACGCTGGTCGACGCCGCGCTCACGAAGGGCGCGCCAGCCCCGCAGGCAATGCCTGCCGACCCGGCCATGATGGGCGCACCGGGCATGGCCCCGCCGATGGACCCGGGCATGGCGCCCATGGGCCCGCCGCCGGGGCCGCCGATGGCCGGGCCGCCGGGCATGTCGGGTGAGATGCCGGTGGCCGGGGCAGGAATGATGGCAGCCTGATGGCCGACGAAGCACAGATCACGACTCCAGCGGCGCCCGCCGGCGCGGAGGCGCAGGCTCCCGCACCCGCGCCGGCGGCTCCTGCTGCGACCCAGCAGCCCGCCAGCGGCGACCAGCTGGCCCAGGATCCCGCCGAACCGGCCGCGCCGGACTACGCCGACGCCGTCATGAAGCGGCGCGACGCGGCTTCCCTGGCGAAGCTGATGAAGGAGAAGCGCGAGCTCGACGCCCGCGCCGAGACCTACAAGGGCGCCGAGCCCGCCCTGGCCGCGGTGACGCGCGCGCAGAAGCTGTGGGAGTCCGGCGACCATGCCGGCGCGTTCCACGAGTTCATGAGCGTCGCAGCCGGAGACGCCGCCAAGGTCAAGGAGCACCTGCCCAAGCTCTACGACCAGCTCACCTCTCAGATCCTTGGAGTAGACTCACCTCAGAACGTAGCGGCACGGACCGAGCGAGAGATCGCCACCCTCAAGCGTGAGCTCGAGGAGCTGAAGCAAGAGCGGGCGACCACCCAGGCCGAGTACGAGCAGTGGACCTCGCAGGACCGGGAACGCCGGGTCTCTGCCGCGGTCGAAAGCGTCGGAGCCTTGCTCGAGAAGACCAGCGACTACCCGTTCCTGATGGCCGAGGCGGACAACCCCGCCCAGGTCGTCTGGGACATCATGGTCGAGGCCATCGAGCGAGGCGAGGAGCCGCCCGAGCCAGAGGCGGCGGCAAAGCTCGCAAACCAGTACTTCCAACCCATCTTCGAGAAGAAGAAAAACCGCTACCAGAACCTGCTCGCACCGCAAGGCGCGAGCGGCTCCAACCAGCCAGAGACGCCGTCCAGCCAGAACGGGTCGCGGAAGTCGCTCACCAACGCAGACGCTGCCACCGCTCCAGACCTGCAGACGCCTCAGCCCATCACCGATCGAGATGAATCGATCGACGCGGCGTGGCGCCTGCTCCAGGAGAGGCACCGGCAGACGTAAGCACGCGTGACGAGCGGGTCACCGAAGGAGTGACCCGTGGCAACCGTTGACCTCAGCGCGTGGAACGACGCGCTCTACGTTCACTACACCAACGACCGTCTCTACAACCTCTCCGACCTCGAGAACCCGACGCTGGGGTCCATCGCCAAGGACACCAAGGCGGGCGGGCGGCACCTCTCGCAGGGGCTGATCTACCAGATCGGCGGCGGCGGCTCGGCCGACATCGCGCTGTCCATCTCGGAGAGCCAGGCGTCCATCCCGGAGGAGTTCATCCCGATCCTCCGGCAGAAGATCTACGAGATCGCGCTGCTCGACAACGAGACCATCGAGGCCTCGGCGAACGACAAGGACGCGTTCGCGCGGGCCATCGACGAGATCGACCGGAAGTTCAAGGCGGCCACCAACCGCATGGAGACGAAGCTGTTCCGCGGCCGCGGCGGATGGCTCGGCCGCAGCAGCACGGCGACCGTGCTCGCCAGCACCACGGTGGTGCTCGACGACCCGGCCGACGCGTTCGGCTTCTACAAGGGCCAGACGATCGACTGGGCCGGCACCGACGGCACCTCGGGTGCGGTGCGCGCCGGCGGCCCGCTCACCGTGGCCAGCGTGCAGCGGCAGGCCGGCACGGTCACGTTCACCACGCAGATCGACACCACGCTCACCGGTGAGACCAACGTCGACTTCCTGTTCAAGCATGGCGACTTCGGCAAGGGCCTGATCGGGTTCTTCGACTGGTGCCCGATCGACAGGACCACGCTGGGCACGCCGTTCTTCTCGGTCACCCGCTCCGACGATCCGGATCGCCTCGCCGGCATCTACTACGACGGCCGCGGCGAGCCGCTGTTCGAGGTGCTGATCAACGTGGTCAACATGCTCGGCAACCACGGAGTCACGCCAGACTTCGTGATGATGAACCCGCGCACGGCCGGCGAGCTCTACCTCGCCGCGCAGGGCAAGACCACGATCGAGAACACGCAGGTCCCGTCGAGCCGCACGCAGACCATCGGCTACAACACGTTCAAGATCGTCGCCGGCGACCAGATGGTCACCGTGCGCAAGTCCTGGGCGTGCCCGTCCACCAAGATGATGGTCGGGAAGTGGAACACCTGGAAGCTGCGCTCGCTGGGCGACATGCCGAAGTTCCTGAACCGGACCGGCCTGCTGCACCAGATGGAGAACAGCGACTCCTACCAGGCTCGCGTGGGCGGCTACGGCAACCTGTTCTGCTGCGCGCCGGGCTGGAACGCCCCGGTGCAGCTGGCCTGAGGAACGACGATGGCAAACAGCGACATGCACGTTGCTCGCGCTCGCGAGCAGGACATCGTGATCGAGTTCGGCCAGTTCACACCGGCGAACGGCGCCGCTCCAACTGCGGTCGAGGGCATCTTTTCGTCGGTCACGCGGACCGGTGAGGGGCTCTACGACTTCGTCCTGAAGAGGAAGTATCCGCAGTTCCGCTTCGGCGATGTCGTTCTCGTCGGAACCGCCGGACTGCGCGGGTTCGTCTCGGTCATCGATCCGGTGGCCGGGACCGGTAGCCTGCGCATCTACACGCTGCTCGACGCGCTCGACGACGGCAACGGCTCCGTCGCGCATGTCCGGTTCGAGTTCGCCAACACCACGGTGACGAGGCGCTGAGATGGCGTGGACCGCGTCACTGTTGCAGCTGCGCACCGACGTCCGCAACCGAGGCGGCTACAGGCGCAGCGCAAGCCTCACTGACGCGATCCTGAACGGCTTCATCAACGCAGGCATCGCCGAGGTCCACGAGCTGATCGTCAAGCACAACCCCGACTTCCTGCTCAAGCGCACTAACCCGGACCTCACCACCACGCCGGGCAGCGAGGACGTCCCGCTGCCCGGCGACTTCTTCAAGCTCCGCGGCCGGCCCCTCCAGATCCAGGGCTCCTCGAAGCTCAAGCTGATGGAGTTCGACATCGACGAGGAGCCCGAGATCGGCGACCTGCAGATCATGGGCTGGGACGCGGCCCCGTACCGCTACATGCTGCAGGCCGGCAACCTGCGGCTCGTGCCCACCCCCACCACGGCGGACACCATCCGGCTGTGGTACCTGCCGCACGCCACCAAGCTGGTGGCCGACGGCGACGTCTACGACGGCGTCAACGGGCACGAGGACCTGGTCATCGAGCACGCGCTCCTGCGCGCCGCCGAGCGCGACCGGCGCCCGGCCCAGGACCACGCCGCCAACATCCAGCGGCTCGAGCGCCGGCTGCTCAGCGCGCTCGAGGCACGCGACCAGTCGACCCCTGAGTACCTCGTAGACCATGGCCGTGGCTGGCCGCTCCTGGGGTGACGATGGCGCGCCCACGCACACGACGCGCCCTGCAGGCGCCGGCCATCCGCACCGGGCAGGACAGCGTTGACCGCGCGCTCGACGCCACCCGCGACGTGGTCAACAAGGTGGCGTCGAAGCCGGCGCCAGGGTTCGACGCAGGCACGTTCAACTTCCAGCGCCAGCCCGGCGTGCGCGCCAACGTCGACGTGGCAGCGCTCCGCCTGTTCGAGCCTCGCAAGAACGTGGAGCGCGCCGTCGAGCTGCGCTCCCCGACCAGGCTGGCCGCGGCCTACTCGTTGACCATGCCCGAGGCGCTGCCCGCCGCGACGTCGATCCTGCAGGTCACCGCCGCGGGCGAGCTCGAGACCACGCGCGACCTGGACGTCGACTCGATCGCGGTGAGCGGTGACGTCACCGTCGGCGGCTCGGTGAAGCGCGGCCCACGCGTGCGCAAGTACAGCGCGCTGGCCCTCACCGGGGTGAGCGCTGGTACGTATATCCCGATCACCAAGAACGTCGGCGGCGACGGGATCGTCGAGACGACGTCGGCGAGCACGGCGGCGCTGCTGCCTATCGTGATCGACGAGGGCGAGCGCATCCTGAGCGTGGCGGCGCTGGTGCAAGGCACGGCGTCCAACCGCATCGAGATGTCCCTGCACCGGACCTCGGAGTCCGGCGGGGCCGACACCCAGATCGGGGGCACGGTGAACAACACGGGCACCGCCGTGCAGAGCCTGTCGATCAGCGGGCTCTCCGAGGTCGTGGACGACTTGATGAACGCCTACTTCGTGCGCTTCGGCTTCAACACGACGATCGGACAGCGCGTCTGGGCGATCGCCGTCACCACGGACGTGCCCTGATGTCGACTTCGACGCCGAACATGGTGCTCACCAAGCCGGACCCGGACGGCTCCGTCGGCACGTGGGACACCGAGCTGAACGCATCGCTCGACGTCATCGACTCGCACGACCACAGCGCGGGCAAGGGCGTCAAGGTCCCCGTCGCGGGCATCGACATCGACGCCGATCTGAGCTTCGCCGGGTTCGGCGCGACCGCGCTCAAGGTCGTTGACCTGGCCGCCGTACTGGCCAGCACCGTAACTGGCTATCCCACTGCCCTCTTTTGCAACAGTGCAGACGACGAGCTGTACTGGCGCACCTCAGGCGGCGTGGACGTCCAGCTCACCAGCGGCAACAGCCTGAACGCGGCGCTGCTCGGTGGCTTCACCGGAGACTACGGGTCGGGCGGCAGCGAGGCCAACTTCAACAGCGGCACCAGCATCTACAACTTCCTGCGCGCCGCGAACCACCGCGCGTTCATCGACAGCTCGGACATCCGCCTGTTCCAGGGCACGAGCGGCATCACCAACGCGGTGAAGATCCGCAGCCCGAACTCTCTGGCCGCCAGCTACGACTTCATCCTCCCGACGGCGCTACCGGCCGCCGCCGCGGTCCTGGAGGTTGGCAGCACGGGCCAAGTCGCGGCGACGCGACTCATCGCAGCCGGCACGTTCACGCCCACGCTCAACAACAACGGGGTGCCGCACGGGACATTCTCGGCCCAGCAGGGCCGCTACATGCGGCTCGGCGACTTCGTGTTCTTCCAGCTGCGGATCGTGGCGACGTCTCTCGACCCGGCAGGCGTTCTGCTCATCCCGGCCGCGTCGCTGCCCGTCACGCCCTCGGTCTCGTCGGTCAACACGCACTCAGCATCCGTGTGCCAGTTCATCGGCGCGGCCACGCCACCCACGCGCTGCTTCGCTCGCATCGACCTGGCCGGGATCATCCTGCAGGAGGATGTCGGCGTGGCCGTGAGTACGAACTGGTCCGCTCTCAACTCCGCGACCTACACGATCGTCATCGGGGGGAACTACCTGGCGGCATGAGGCCGAGCAGCTCAAAGACCGGCTTCTGCGAGCGTCACCATCACCTCGCCCACGTCTCCCCATGCCCAGGAGCGGTGGCTGGCGTCGCTGTGGACGCCGCTCTCGTCAAGCGCCCAGTGCAGCACCTCGTGCACGAGGCTGGTCTGGTGAACCGTGGGACGGAACAGCAGGTGGATCTCGGCATCGGCGAACAGGGAGTAGGCGTATCCGCCATCCAGATGCCCGCCGGCGACAGACTCGCATCCGTCCCCGTAGTCCAGGCATGGCCCCTCGAACCACCGCACGACAGGCATCTCGGAGACGTCAAGGCCGACCCCCAGACGCTCGCTCCACTCAGCGACCACGATCGCCGCCGCCTCGTCCGCGCCGGGCGGCGCATCCACCTCCTCGTTGCTGGGCTGAGGCACCGAGCAGGCAGCAAGGGCAACCAGAAGGAGGCCGAGTCGCATTCGGTCATCTTGAGCATGCGGGCATGCCCGCGCAAGCACCCACGGGGGGTCAATGGCCCTGCCTGAGCGCGAGATCCTCGTCCAGTTTGCTCAAGGACTTGAGACCAAGAAGGACCGTAAGGGCGTTCTGCCGTCGAAGATGCTGGCGCTGGAGAACGCCGTGTTCTCCAAGGCGATCTCGTTCGTCAAGCGCAACGGCTACGAGGATCTCGGAGCCGTGGTGATGGGGTCGGTAGATCCACTCCCGCAGCCCATCGCGCTCGGCCGGCGAGGATTCGAGCTGCTCGCCTTCACCGGCACCGAGTCCTACAGCTTCATCGACGACGCGTCCGCCTGGGTCAAGGCCGGCGACATCCAGTCGGTCATCTGCGACCACGAGGCAGTCGCCAAGACGGGCTCCGACCAGACCCTGGCCGACATGGCCACCCTGGCCGGCGTCGCGCTCTACGCGTGGGAGGACTCGCGAGGCGGCGTCTGGTACGCGCTGCTCGACGACTACACCGGCCGCGCGCTGGTCCCGCCCACTCAGGTCGACGACGGCGGCGAGCGGCCGCGCTGCCACGCGGTCGGTGCGTTCCTGCACCTCTACTGGGTGCGCACCGCCGCCCAGGAGATCCGGGTCTGGCGCATCGAGCCGGCCGACCCGACCGCTGCGCCGACCGAGAACATCCTGCTCACCAGCATCAACGGCGCCGCGCCGCACTACGACGTCGACACCGACGACGAGAAGGCCGTGATCGCGTGGCACAACACCGACGGCCACGTCGGCGTCGCCTACATCCACCAGCAGGGCGCCATCGGCGGCGCTGGGCTGGGCCTGCCGGTCCCGATCGCGATCAGCCAGCAGCCGGGCAACTGCGTGGCGGTGGCGATCGACAAGACCGACGCCGACCGTCGCGTGGCCGTCGCCATGGGCGAATCGGACAAGAAGTACATCGTGCTCGACTCCGACCTGGTGCAGGAGTTCGTGTTGCGCACCATCGAGGGCAACGTGGCGGGCGATGCGCAGCGCATGACCGTCGTCTTCCTCGAGGAGTCGTCGGCGTCCGGTCACCGCGAGCTGTGGATCGTGGCCGAGTGCGACGAGGCCGGCCAGGACCGCGTGCGCGCGCTCAAGGTCGACAACAACCCCGCCGGGCTCACGCTGCTCGCCGAGCGCACCCAGCTCGGCCTGGTGCTCGGCGGCAAGGCCTTCCTCGACGACGGCGACGCCTACGTCATCACCCAGCACGACACCACGCTCTACCGCACCTACTTCGGCCAGCGCGTCTCCGACGGGCTCGCGGTCGCCCGCTTCCTGCCCGGCCTGGCCGGCGGCAAGCTCACCAAGCCACACCTGCCATCGGTCGGCCTCGAGCTGAGCCCCGAGGGCCGCGCGGTCTGCTTCGCCGGAATCTACGTGGTCGACGTCGAGAGCCCCGGCGGCGACGTGTTCACCGAGAAGGGCGTGCGCCGGGTCTCGCTCGACTTCCTGTCGCCCGACGCCTTCCGCTCGGCGCAGCTCGGCAAGACGCTCTACATCGCCGGCGGCCTGGTGCAGGCGTACGACGGCGTGCGCATCACCGAGGCCGGCTTCCACGTGGCCCCGGACGACATCCCGGACCCGACCACGGGCAGTCCGGCGACCAGCGGCCCGGCTATTTCCGAGGGCGTCTACGGCTACGTGTTCGTCTACGAGCACGTGCTGGCCAACGGTGAGGTCGAGCGCGGCCCGACGTCGCCCCTGATGCTCGTCGAGGTGCCCGATGACATCAGCTTCGTCGAGCTGGAGATCCCGACCTACCGCTGGCCCACCAAGCCCGGCGCGCGCATCGGGGTGTTCCGCTCGCTCAACGGTGACTCGTCGGTGCTCAGCCGCGTGTCGTCGCTCGACCCGACCACGGCCGGGCAGATCAACGGCTACGTCGCCAACGACCCGGACGCCGACACCGTCTCGTTTCGCGACGAGATGGACGACGCCACGCTCGAGCGGCAGGACCCGCTGTACACCAACGGCGGCATCCCGCCCAACGACCCGCTCGGCGCCGCGCGCCTCATCGCCGGCGGAAAGAACCGCCTGTTCGTCGTCGATTCATCGCAGCCCAACCGCGTGTACTTCAGCCAGGAGCTGTCCGACGGGTTCGCGGCCGAGTTCAGCCCCGACCTGTTCATCGAGGTGGACCCGTTCGGCGGCGACATCAACGGGCTCATCGTGATGGACGACGCCCTGATCGCGTTCAAGGAGACGGGCGTGTTCGGGATCGGCGGCGCCGGTCCGCTCGCGCTGCCCGAGGCGGGCGACGGCTTCACCCAGCCCAAGCTCATCACCAGCGACGTCGGGTGCGTCTCGCCCGACTCGGTGGGCTACACGCCGATCGGCGTCTGCTTCCAGAGCCAGAAGGGCATCTACCTGCTCGGCCGGGACTTCAGCGTGAGCTACGTCGGAGCCGCGGTGGAGGCGTTCAACCGCCAGCGCGTCGTGGCATGCACGCTCATCGAGGACAAGACGCAGATCCGGTTCCTCACCGAAGCGGGCAAGTCGCTCCTCTACGACTACCAGGCCACCGGCCCCGACGGGCTCGGCCAGTGGTCGACGTTCACGAACCACGAGGGCCAGGACGCCATCCTGGTCGATGGCTCGTACTTCTACCTGCGCAACGACGGCCGCGTGTTCCTCGAGACCGAGTCCGTCTACCGCGACAACAACAGCCAGATTCGCATGGCGATGGAGACTGCCAATCTCAACCTCGCCGGGCACATGCAGGGGTGGCAGTTCCTGTGGTGGGTGACCGTGATCGGCGAGTTCAAGACCGACCACCAGCTCCGCGTGTTCATGGCGTTCGACTACGAGGAGGGCTGGAGCGGGCCGCCGATCATCATCGACCCGGCCGAGGCGCGCGTCGTGTCGCCCTACGGCGCGGGCGCGTACGGCGCCGGCCCCTACGGCGGCGTCAATGACACCCGATATCAGTTTCAGATCCACGTCGGTCAGGAGTGCGAGGCGGTGCGCTTCAGGTTCGAGGACGTGGAGCCCACCGGAGAGTTCGGCGCTTCGTTCGAGCTCTCCGAGCTGCACCTCACCGGCGGAGTGCAGCGGTCCAGCTACGGCGTCGAAGAGGCGCGGGTCTACTAGGAGCGTAACATGGCGTGGTATAACCCGTTTTCGTGGGGCGAGGGGCAGAAGGCCGACATCGACCCCAACGCTGGCCGGATCGACGACGCCGAGAAGCTCCGGCGGATGCTGGAGATCCGCGAGGCCGAGGCCCGCAACCGGGCGGCGCCGCAATCTCAGCAGGTCACGGTCGGACCAGTGGCCACCGGACGGGCGGCGCAGCTCGCTACCGCGCCGCAGAACCAGTTCCGCCAGCGCGAGCTGGCCCTGGCCAACCGGCTCACGGGGGTCGCCACCGGCCAGCAGGCGGGCGCCGGCGAGCTGGCCACCATCCGGCAGGGCCAGCGCGCGGTGGCTCAGCAGCAGGCGATGGCTCGCATGGGGCGCGGCAGTGGCGCGGCCGGGGCGGCGCGCTCGGCGGCGCGCAACGCGGGCGAGATCGGGCTCAACGTGGCCGGCCAGTCCGCGCAGGCGGCGATGGGCGACCAGGCCGCGGCGAACGCTCAGCTGGGCTCGGTGCTCGGCCAGGGACGCGGCGCTGACATCTCGGTGGCCGGGCAGAACGCGCAGCTCACGCAGGGCATGAACCTGGCCAATATGGACGCGCAGAACCAACGCGTGTTCCAGCAGGCCGGGCTCGACCAGGCGCGCTCGCTCGCCGACATGCAGGCGAAGCTCACGCAGACGGGCATGAACGACCAGGCCCAGATCGCGTACATGGCCCAGCTGTTCAACATCTCCGTGGCCGAGATGCAGGGCCGCCTCCAGCAGGAAGGCCTCAAGGTCGGCAACTTCGATACGGGTTGGGGCCGCGAGTTTATGGGCCAGGTGCTCACCTCGGCCGGAAAGGCCGCAGAGTCCTACGCCACCGCGTCCGATCCGCAGCTCAAGAAGGACGTGCGCACGGTGTCGCGTTCGATCGACAAAATGCTCGATCGGCTGGCGCCGTCGACGTGGCGCTACAAGGACGAGGCCGCACACGGCGAGGGCCGCCGGGCCGGCATCATGACCACCGACCTCGAGAAGTCGGAGGCGGGCCGCCGCATCGTGCGCGAGGAGAAGGACGGCAAGTACATCGATGTCTCGGCGGGCATCAGCGCCGCGCTCGCCTCCGTGGCCCGGCTCAACCAGCGCGTGCGCGCGATGGAGAAGGCGAAGCAGAAGTAGGTGCCGACCCTGATCGCAGACAACGGCGCAACCGTCACGATGTTGACGGACGACGGCCGGCAGGTCGAGGTCGCGAAGGAGCACGCCCAGCCCTTCCTTCCACCGTCCGGGACGGCCCCCGCGCCCGACCTCCTGCCGCCGCAGGACGCGGGCGCGCCGGCCCCCGACCTGCTCGCGCCGGGAATGCCGTCCGAGCAGCCCGCGCCCGACCTCCTGCCGCCCGGCCAGGAGCCCGCCGCTCCGCTGCCCGCCTCTCCGGACCTGCTTGCGCCGGGCGCGCCCGCTGCTCCGCCGCTGCCCGAGGCGCCAACTCCGGGCCCCGCCGCTGCTCCGGCGCCCGCGCCGCTGGCGCCCACCGCGCCGCCCTCGGTCATCCCCGAGGCGATCCCGCAGAACGCCACCCAGGCCGCCGCGATGGGCCTGCAGGGCCTCCAGACGCAGGCGGAGGCCACCCAGGCCGGCGCCGCGGCGCAGGCGGCCGGCTCCGCCGAGCTTGTCGGCGCCTACGACCAGGCCGAGCAGGCGATCGGCCAGGTCCAGACGCAGAAGGAGCAGTTCGCCGCCTACCGCCAGAAGGAGGAGGCGTTCCTGCTCAGCGAGAAGCGGACCATGGTGGACCGGTTCAAGAACTGGAAGGTGGACCGCGGGCGCGTCTACCGCCAGATGGACACCGGCGACAAGGTGCTGGCCGGCATCGGCCTCGCCCTCGGCGCGATCGGCGCGGCGTTCACCAAGGCCGACGAGGCGAACCCGGCCATGGACCTGCTCCTGAAGACGCTCGATCAGGACGTCCAGCTCCAGCTCGCCGAGCGCGACCAGCTCGGCTCCGCCATCGGCATGAAGTCGGACGAGATCGCCGACTTCCGCACCGTGTCGACCAGCCGGCTCGGCGAGTACAACACGCGCATGGCCGCCCACCTGGGCCGCCTCGAGCGCGACGTCGCCAAGATCGCGGCCAAGACGCAGTCGGCCACGGTGAAAGCGAACGCCGACGCGTTCATCGGCCAGCTCCAGCAGAAGGGCGCCGAGATGCTGCAGCAAGGCGTCACCGCCGATCGCGCCTACAACGAGCAGGTGCGCGCCCGGCGCGCCCAGATCGCAAACGCGCGGGCGCAGCTCGTCGAGCAGCAGCGGGGCCGCGATGCTCAGATGCTCACGAAGGGGTTCTTGCCCGACCCGGCGGCTCCGGGAGGCTACTCGCCCGACCCGAATCGTCCTGTCGATGAGAAGCAGGCGGTTGACCTGGCCAAGTCCAAGGCGGAACTGGCGAAGTTGACCGAAGAGCGTGCCGTCGGTGGCCTCACCACGACCAGAGTGAATCCAGAGACGGGCAAGGAGGAGAAGGTCTCATTCCAGGCGGCGAACACGGAGACGCGAAACAAGATCGCCACGATGAAGTCATCGACCGACACGACGGTCCGTCTGCTCGACGAGATGATCTTGCTCCGCGAGAAGCACGGATGGTCGAGCGACCTGGTTCGCTCCCCCGAATGGCGCGCGATGCAGGCCAACCAGGGCGCCATCATGCTCGCCGCGAAGGACGCCTACAACCTCGGTGTCCTCAGCGCGCAGGACATCGAGCTCGTCAGCAAGATGCTCGGCAGTGAAGACCCGACGGAGATCCGCGACCCGATCGCGGGCTGGAAGAAGTCACGGCAGAACGCGATCAATGGGCTGAACGACATGATCCGCGGCGAGGATCCCAAGGCGGACTGGTACGAGCCTCCCAAGCTGGAGCCTCTCGCGGCGAAGGAGCGGACCAAGGAGGAGAACGTCGACGTACTCACGGCTCCACTGCCTCCGGGCTCGGAGCTGGACACGCCGGCGGGCAAGTCGCTGCGGGCCAAGGAGCTCGAGCGCAAGAACCTGGCAGTCCCAGAACTGCTGCGCAAGAAGCCCAGCGTCGAGGAGCTGTCCACGTGGGGACAGGCGATCGACGCCGAGCGTGCCGCTGGCCGCCTGTCCGCCGAGGAGGCGCTCGGCGTCGTGAACCAGATGGCCGAGCGCGCGGCGAGCGAGTGGAAGGCACGCATCGAGAAGCGAGGTACCGAGCAGCTGCTCAAGGAGCAGCAGGACCCCGCATTCAGCAAGCGCATGCGGATCCTGAACCTGTTCATGAGCGGCGCTGCCCGCCCAGAAGAGATCTACCGACTGGTGGTGGGGCAGTAGATGCCGGAGCTTCGCCTCAAGGCGACCGGGCAGATGGTCGACATCTCGGCCAGCGCGGTCGCCGATGCGCTGGCGACGGGTCTCTATGATCCACCGGATCCAGGCACCAGCATCCCGATCCAGGCCAGCCTCGGAGATGAGACCGTCGCGGCGCAGGTGTCCCATGGGGCTCTGCCCCTTCTTGAGCGGCAGTACAGCGCCAGGCCGCAGACGGAGGCGGAGATCCGCGCCGCCGAGCGCGCCGCGCGCATCGAGCGCGAGCACGGCGGCGCGCTCGGCGCCGTCGGGACCTTCGTCGAGCAGGGCCTGGACACCGCCACGTTCGGGGCCACCGGCGCGATCACGGACACGATCTGGGGCGACGACTACACCGCAGACCGGCGCGAGCGGCTCGAGGCGAACCCGGAAGCCGGCGTGGCCGGCACGATCGCTGGCGTCGTGGCCCCGGCGGTCCTGTCGGGCGGCACGGGCGCTGTGGGCGCGCTGGCGCGGGCTACCCCTGCCGGCATGGCCAGCCAGATCGGCGCCCGGATCGCGGCGGGCGGCGGCCTCGCGCGCGCCACCGCGGGCTACGCCGTCGAGGGCGCGCTCTACGGCGCCGGGCACGTGCTCAGCGAGTCCGTGCTCCACGACAAGGAGCTATCCGCCGAGGCGTTCCTTGCCGGGGCCAAGGAGGGCGCGCTGTGGGGCGGCGCGGCCGGCGCCGGCATGGCGCTCCTGTCGGCCGGCGGCCGGGCGGCCAAGCGCGGGATCGAGAAGGTCACCGAGGGCCGGTCCGAGCTGGCCACGCTCCAGGCCGAGCAGCGCGCGGCCATGAAGGAGGCGGAGAAGGCGGCCCGGCTGCGCGACAAGATCCGGCTCGACCAGGAGCGGACGCTCAACCGCGCCGGGCTCGAGGAGCTGAAGCAGAAGGGCCGGCTCGACGTCGTGGCGGCGCGCGGGCAGGCGCAGACCGGCGTCCAGGAGGCCCGGCTCAAGATCGTGGACGCGCGCGCCCCCGCCGAGCTGGCCAAGGCGGAGGCCAAGGCCATCAGCGCCCGCGCCCGCGCGGACAAGGCGTCCGAGGCGCTCCAGGTGGAGCAGGCCCGGCTCGAGCGCGCCCGGCTCGTCATGGACGGACGCATCCAGCTCAGCGAGACCTACACGGCCGGCTGGCGGCGGGCCGCGGACAGCCGCGAGGGGGTGGCCGCCAGCAAGCTAGAGGCGGCCGAGCTCGGAGCCGACGCCCGCATGCGCACCGGGTTCGCCGACGCGCTGGTCAAGAGCGGCCGCGAGGACGCCGGCTACCTCATCGAGGAGCTGATCCCGGCGAAGCTGCGCACCCCGGCGGCGGAGAAGGCCGCCAAGGGCGAGCTTTTGAACCAGACCGCCCGCGTCGCCGCGGCGACCGATGACCTGGTGCGCCAGGCCGATGAGATGATGTCGCTGAACCCGGCGCTGGAGCCGGAGCTGCGCGCGCTGCGCGACCGCGCCGCCGAGTCCTCGCCCACGATGCGCGACTGGGCCGACAAGCAGGCCGGCGCGCGCCGCTTCCAGGAGGAGCACCTCGACGATCTGCGCTCGGCCGGGTTCACCGCGCCGGAGCGCGCCCCGGCGCCGACGAAGATGCCGACCTACGAGAGCCTGCCACCCGGAGAGGCCGACGAGTGGTTCGTCACCAGGACAGTGCCGATCGAGGAGCTGAAGCCGAACCTCATCGCCATCGAGGGCGTCATCCCGGGGCGCATGGAGAACATTCGCCGTGGACTCGACGAGGGCGTGAAGCTCGACCCGGTGGACATCTCCATCACCCCCAGCGGCAAGCTGTTCGTGAACGACGGCCGCCACAGGCTCCGCGTCGCCGCCGAGCGCGGCGATGACGTCGAGGTGCGGTTCAGTCGCGGATCAGAGGGGACAGAAGCCGGGACGGATCCGCTCTTCCCGGGCGATGCGCCGATGTTTCCGCAGGCCGGCGCGGGCGCGGCCCCGGGCGATGACGTGATCGAAATCGGCGGCAAGCAGCTCCGCATGGAGACCCGCACCGAGGCGGTCGGCACCACCGAGCGGCTGCACGTCGAGCTGAAGCGCACCCTGGGCGATGGCGAGGAGGTCGTTGTCGGCAACGCCGAGTTCCGCCTCCGCGACGGCGAGCTGTACCCGCACAACGTCCAGGTGCAGCCCAACTTCCAGCGCCAGGGCCTGGCGACCCGCATGTATGAGAAGGCCGAGGCGCTCACGGGCAAGAAGATCGTGCCGAGCCGGACGCAGACGCCGGAGGGCAAGGCCCTGTCCGAGTCGTACGCGGTGCGCCGCGCGGCGCCGAAGGGGTCTCCGATCCAGCACGGCGACGTAACCCAGGCCGAGCGCACCGCGGTGATGGACTACACCGGTCCCGAATACGCCTCCGTCAACACGTACCTGCGCGGTGCGCCGGAGGGGACCCCCCTCTCGGACCCGTCCTTCACCGTGTCCGCGGAGGGCCGAACCATCGGCGAGACCGTCGAGCAACTCGACGCGCTGATCGGAAGGTCCGTTGTGCAGGACGACATGACGGTGTTCCGCGGCGTCACCGACCGCGAGGGCCAGCTGGCGACCCTCGCCCCCGGCTCGGTCCTGCAGGACAAGGCGTACCTGTCCACCTCGATCAGCGAGGACTTCGCCCGCAACTGGGCGTCCAAGGACCACCCGGGCGCGACGCTGTTCAGGATCGAGGTCCCCAAGGGCAGCAAGGCCGCCCACGCATCGCAGATCATCGGCCGGCCCGGCGCCGCCCGCACCCACGAGGCCGAGGTCCTCCTGCCGCGCAACGCCCGGATCGAGGTCCTTGACGTCACGACGACCGGCGGAGAGCGAAACGTCCGGGCTCGTCTGATGCCCGAGCCAGAGCCGCGCCCCGCCATGGCGGATGCGCCGTCCACCGAATTTCAGGCCGGTCTCGAGACCGTGCGCGCGGCCGAGCAGGCGCAGTACGACCTGGCCCAGGCCATCCGGCCCTACCTCGACGACGTCGCCGGCATGTCCCTCGACGACGCCATCAAGGGCATGGACGACGCCATCGCCCTGCAGGACGACATCGTCACGGGCGCGGCGCTGCGCCAGGCGGAGGCCAAGGCCTCGCTCGACGACACCCTGCGCACCCTCGACGAGGAGTCCATCGCGGGCGCCATCGGCCCGGCTCCGGGTGCGCCCGCGCCAGCTCCGGCGGCCGGCCGGCGGCGCGCCGGCGCAGGCGAGGGGATCGCGGTGCTCGACCTTCTCGCCGGCGTGGGCGGCCTGCCGAACGCCAACGACATCCCCGTGGTGGGGCCGCTGCTCAGCGTCTACCTGAAGTATCGCGCTGTGGCCGGCGCGCTCGGGAAGCTCGGGATCCGCGTCGGCGGCCCGGTCGCCAACATCGCCCGCACCGCGGCCAGCACGCAGGACCGCGCCGCCCAGGCGGTGCAGCTCCTGGTTCGTGGCGCCGAGAAGGGCGCGCCGGTCGTGCGTCGCTCCGCCGCGCCGCTCACCAGCACGCTCTCGCGCCCGCTGTGGGACCCGGTCGAGGACGATGCGCCCGCCAAGGCGCCCGCCAGGCCCGCCACGGACCGCGACGTCAAGCCGGCAAAGAAGGACCCGCAGAAGCTGTTCGAGAAGCGCCAGGAGGAGATCCTGCGCGCCACCGCAGATCCGGAGGCCACCAAGCGCGAGATCGCTGCGTCGGTGCCGGCGCCGCCCGCCCTGGCCAATGCGATCGCCGAGGCCATGTATCGCCGCTTCGACTTCCTGCTCGGCGTCATGCCCCAGGATCCGCGGCCGCCCATGCTCAAGCCGACCCCCTACCAGTACCCGATCGCGGAGCTGCGCCGCTTCGCCGACGCGTTGTGGGCCGTGACCGAGCCGCTGTCCGTGCTCGACGACCTGATGGTCGGCGCGGTGAGCCCCATCGCGGCCAAGGCGCTGCGCGAGGTCTTCCCGCGCTTCTACCAGCAGATCCAGGAGGAGCTGATCGAGCAGGTGGCCACCAGCTCCAAGCCGATCCCGTACGAGCGCAAGGGCAACCTCGCGCTCGTCTTCGACGTCGCCCTCGACGGCACCATGACCCCCGAGTACCGCGCCGCGCGCCAGCAGGAGTACGTGATGGCGGCGCAGGCGGCCCCGCCAGCCGGCGGCGGCGGTCCGCAGCTCAAGCTCAGCCAGCAGGACGAGCTCGGCCCCATGCGCCGAGCCATGAGGTGACCCATGTCGCGCGTTTCCCATCCCAGCCTCGTCTTCGGATCGACCCAGGCGCCCACGGCCCTGGCCGGCACGCAGTACACCCAGCCGATCCACACCGGTGCCGGTGGCGGCTGCTCGTTCCACCTCGAGTGGGACGGCACCCCGGCCACCGCGATCACCGCGTGGAGCACCAACAGGCCCGCCAACCGGCGCAATGACGCCGTCGATGACGACTGGGTGGAAGAGACCGCGGTCGTCATCGCGGCCACCGGCGGCGCGGCCGGAAAGGCCATGGTGCACATCAACGACGTCCAGGCCGACGAGGTGCGACTCAAGTTCGTGACCTCGGCCGGCGCGGGCGGCATGGAAGTCTGGGGCAAGAGCGGCGCCTGATGCGATCCGGTCTATCAGTAGGGGTGAGCGTCGGCGTCCGCCAGGGCGTCAACGTCGGCGGCGGCGGAGCGCCACCGGACTCGTTCACGCGAGACGGCCCAGGCAACGTGATCGTGCCGGTGTCGGCCGCCGACTGGATCGCGCTCGGCAAGCCCGCCCCGCTCGAGCAGTGGAACTGCCAGGACGCCAGCGGGAACCTGGCGCCCGCCGTGGGAGCGCTGAGCCTGATCGCTCAGGGCTCCAACCTCGTCTATGAGCAGGTCATCGCCGGCTGGGCGCGCAGGTTCGTCGGGTTCTCGGCCGAGACCGCCTCGGCGCGCTGGGAGACGCTGGACGCCTCCCTCGACGCCGCCGCCGGCCAGTCGGTCGCATGGTTCTACCTGTTCGCCGCCGCGCCCGCCTCGACGGGCAACCGACTCATCGCCCAGGTGAGCCAGGCCGGCGTCAACAACCTGCGCTGCACCGCGACCCTCTACCAGCACACCCACAACGCCGCCGCGACCAACGCGGCCACGGCGCCGAGCCTCGCCACCGTGCTCGCCGGCATCTGGTACCGCAACGCGACCACCGACGTCTCTGGCCTGATCCTGCCCGGCGACCACACCACGGGCACGCACGATGAGAGCGCGTACACCGCGGGCACGCGCAAGTGCCTGGGCAACAGCGGCGCGACATCCGCCGTGTGCCTGTTTGGTCTCGCCGCGGTCTGGCTCGGCGCCGACGCCGAGGCGATCGCTGTGCCGTCAACCCTCACAGACATGGGCTGGTGATGCGCCGGATCCGCCCCACCAAGCGCCGCCTCGAGCAGCTGATGCGCAAGCGCGGCGTCGGCGCAGGCGTTGTCGTCACCGCCGTCACCGCTGGCGTGATCTTCACGTGGCTGTTCCGCGCTGGCCCTCAGCCCGAGGGCGTGGGTGCGCCGCCGCCGCAGGGTCCGCTCGTGATCGACCTGCTCACCTCGTGGACCATGCACACCATCCTCGCCGGAGTCGGAGGCTCCGGGAACCCCGACGGATCCGACGGCGTGTACGCCGCGGACATGGACGGCGACGGGCTGCTCGATATCGTGAGCGGCCACGAGCAGGGCCTGCGGGTGTCGGTGAGCTTCCACCCCGGCCTGGCGTCGGTCACGTCGCCCTGGCCCTCGGTCATGCTGCCGACCGTCCAGATCGGCTCCGTCGAGGACGCCATCGCCTGCGACGTCGACCAGGACGGCGCGATGGACGTCGTCTCCGCATCGGAGACGGGGACCTTCCGCGTCGAGGTGATGTTCGCGCCCAGCCCGCCCAACACGCGCGCGGATCTGCTCGTGGCGTCCAACTGGACCAGGGTCACGCTGGATGCCAGCTCGGCCAACCGCTCGATGCGCGCGCAGTGCGCCGACATCGCCGGCGACGCCGCCCCCGAGCTCATCATCGGCGGCAAGGACGCCAACGGCGTCGCGTCGAGCCTGGGGTACTACTCGAGCGCCACGCCGCGCACCGGCTCGAGCTGGAACTACACGAGCATCATCCCGGTCGGCTGGGTGATGCAGATGTACGTCCTCGACTTCGACGGGGACGGCAACCTCGACATCGTGTACAGCGACCGTACGCAGATCCTCACCCCGTCGGCCGACGGCACCAAGCGCGGCGTGCGCTGGCTCGAGTCCGACGGTGCCGACCCGCCCGCATACACCGAGCATCAGATCGTGGGACCGGAGGCCGATCACAAGTGGTTCGACCTGGTCGACTGGGATGGAGACGGCGACCTTGACGTGGTCGACTGTCACAGCAACGGGGACGGCTCGGTCAACGAGGGCGCCATCCTCATCAACGGCGGCGGCGGTCTGAGCTGGACGGAGGTCGCGGTCCCGCAGCCGACCGGCGTGGGGCAGTGCCAGATGGCCAGCGCCGCCGACCTCGACAAGGACGGGCAGATTGACGTCCTCTTCTCCTACTTCAACGCGACGAACCTCGAGTCGGTGGTATGGCTGAAGAAGACCGGCGCTGCGCTCACTCCAACGCTCGAGCGCGGCACCATCGCCGGCATCCTCGACGTCGACAGCGACACAAAGATGGACAACATCGTCCTGTTCGACGTCGACGGCGACCTCGACCTCGACGTGGTGGTGAGCGAGCAGCACGTCCCCGCCGGCACCGGGCCGGGCCTCGGGGTCATCTGGTTCGAGAATCCGCTCGCCCCGGCCGACCCGGGGGCCGGCGACGACGGCGGCGACGACGCCCCGCCAGACGATGGCAGCGATGACGCGCCGCCCGACGACGGAGGCGGCTCCCCCGTCTCGTGCTCGCTGCTCACGTCGGGAAGCTCAACGACAGACGCGACCAGCATCGCCACGGCAGCCGTCACGCCAGGAGCGAACCGGCCGGTGTTCGCCGCCATCGTGACGACCAGCTCGGTGGCCAACCAGCGCGCGCCCTCGACCGTGACCGGCGCGGGGCTGTCCCTCACCCAGCTGGCCGACCAGGCTTTCACGACCGTGAGCACGTACCGCCGACTCACCGTCTGGGAGGGCGTAGCCGCGTCGCCAACCACGGAGGCGGTGACGTTCGACTTCGGGGCGGGTGGCAACCTGGCCAGCTGGGGATGGGCCATCGTCGAGTGCGCCGGTGGAGACCCGGCCGACCCGAGCCTGCAGACCGACATCGCCACGGTGGCGGCCGGCACCACGGCCCCGACGGCGCTCGCCGCGCTGGACAGCGCCAACAGCGCGCATGTCTGCATCGTCGGACAATCGGTCAACAGCGCCACCGCGGTCACCCCTGATGCGCAGTTCGCCGAGCTGGCCGAGAGCGCGTTCGCGAACGGATCGGGCTCGATCGAGGTGGCCTGGGCCAACGACGAGACCGGCTGTGACGCGAGTTGGGGCAGCGCCGACGCGGCGCAGCTGTCCATCGAGGTTGCACCATGAGAGACCACGGGAACGACACGAGCCCCGACCTGGCCGCGCCCGAGCCGCGCGCCCGCCGGTTCACCCAGGAGACCACGTCGGCGAAGAAGCACCTTTACATGGCCGCCGCCAGCCTGCTCACCGCGCTCGGAGTCGCCATCCCGGCGCTCGTGCAGAGCTGCCAGCTGCGCGCCGGCGTGAGCCAGGCGAAGCAGGGCGTCGCGGAGACAAAGCAGGAGGTGAAGGAGACGAAGCAGGAGGCGGTCGAGGCCAAGGTCGTCGCCGGCGCCGGCTATGCTGCGACGAAAACCAAGCTCGATCCAACGTCCGAGGAGGTGGTCCAGCTTCGCAAGGACGTCAACGCCATCAAGGCCGAGCTGGCCGCCCAGCGCGCGCGGCGCGAGCAGCGGGCCGGCCGGCGCGCCAGGCCAACCGCCCCGCCGCCGGATCCGGTGGCCCCCGAGGTCGCCAAGCCGCTACCGGCGACGCCGGCCGCCGCCGCCGCAGCAACAGACGCCGCCCCACCGGCGGTGAAGTGAGGAGAGAGACATGAACCGAATCGCAACCGCCCTGATCCTGCTCGTCCTGATGCTCGTGCCGTCCATCGCGCTGGCCCAGGTCGAGCCCGAGACGCCGGCTGGCGTCGAGATCCTGCAGTGGCTCGTGATGATGGCCGTCATCGTCGCGCTCGGCGCCGTCGGCTGGACCGCTCGCAGAGCCGCGGGCTGGATGAAGACCAAGACCGGCATCGACACCGAGGTGCTCCTGCTGTCGCTGGGCGAGTCGGCCGTGAGCCTGGCCGAGGAGAAGGCCCACCGCTGGGCCAAGGACGCGGGCCAGAAGATGTCCAGCAACAAGAAGCTCGACCTCGCGCTCGACTTCGCGCGCGATCGTGCCGTCGAGATGAAGCTCGACAAGAAGGCCGAGGCCAAGCTCCGCGAGTACATCGACGTCAAGCTCGGGGCTACTCGGTGACCTGGACCGCAGCAGCCATCCTCGGGGGCAGCATCCTCGCAGCCGTGGCCCTGGTCGGGTACCTGGTCCACCGCGCGGGCGGGCGCGCGCGAGACGCCGAGGCCGACCTGGCCGTGGAGCGCTCGAAGACGCTCGACGTGCAGGCCAACGCGCTGCGCGATGCGCACCTGGCCAAGACGAAGCACCTCAGCAACGACGAGATCGTGGCCGAGGCCGACGCGCTGGCCGAGCGCATCCGCAAGGACATGGAACGGAGGAGCAACCGATGAGGGCGCTGCTCGTGGCCGCACTCCTGGCCCTCGCCGCGCCGGCGCACGCCGACCCACCGGCGCCCGCGGTCGCAGGACCGCAATCGCAAGCCGGAGAACATCTCTACGTCAAACGCGAGACGTTGGAGCTGATCATGGCAGAGGCCGCCACCGCCGAGCCGACCCGCCAGCTCCTGCTCCGCTGCCAGGCCGACGTCGAACGGGCGGCCAAGAAGAACGCTCCGGCGCCGGGGTGGTACACCGCGGTGAAGTGGGCGGGCGTCGGCGGAGCGATCGCTGGCGCCTTCCTGCTGGGGATGACCCTTGGCCGATGACCATGGACGACGACGATCGGGCCACGACGCGGATGCATGTCCTGCCGGACATCTTCTCCGCCGGGCCGCGCGAAACGGTCGCCATGCCAGCGCTCACCCGGCCGGAGCCGACGATCCAGATCGCCGAGCGCACCGTCCGCCCGCCCGACCACGACGACCTGCACGACGACCAGCCCTGGCAGACCGGAGCCACCCGCGTGGAGCTGCTCACCCGGCCCGACTTCGAGCGCGCGATCCGCCGGCTGCTGCGCGCCGTCTACGTGTCGGCCGCGGTGTTCGCCCTCTCCGTCGCCTTCACCGCATGGCTCCTGGGACGATGACTCCGCCCGTACGACTGACCAGCCGCGAGGCCGTCGCCCTTGCCCTCGAGCTGCTCACCGAGGCGTGGCGGGCCGGGCACGTCGCCAGCTTCAGCATCCACGCTGAGGTCCACGGCGTGAGCCGCGTGAGCGTCGCCTACATGGCCGACGCGCCGGAGATAGACCTGGAGAGCCTGGGGTGACGGTCCGCCAGGCGATCGCCGCGCTGGAGCGCAGCCGGCGCGATCTGACCGTGGCGATGCGCCTGCTTGACGGTGTCACCGTCGGAGACCCGGACGTGGCCCGCGCGCTGATGGCGGTGCAGTCGGCCAGGGCCACGATGGCTGAGGTCCTGGACGAGCTGCGCGCGCTGGTCCGATAGAGGCCGTCGAGGGGTGACTGCGCGCCCTCGCGTGAGGGCCCTTGCGCTGTCGACTCCACATCGGCGATCCTCGAAATCAGCGAGGGGGGCGGGGATGAAGAAGAAGATCGCGGCGGTGGTGCTCGTGGCGGTGTGCGCTTGGCTCTGGTGGCCGGAGAAAGAGCCGCCTCCCCCACCGATGACGGTAAGGGAGGCGTGTGGGTTGCAGTCTGCCCACTGGTGCGGCTCGGCTGGCGCTGTACATCACGGCGAGCCCTACTCGGTACGATGCGAGTTGGACTACTACAATCGCTGCGTCAACGGTCGGGACTTGTCGGAGCGCTCTGTGTCAGTCGAGCAGCACCAGCGAACGGTTCGAGTGCTTGACGCGCTCTACGGCAGGTAGTCGTCGCCGTTGTTGCAGACGCCGTCTGGGCCAGGGTCGTGCCCCTGCGGGCTGTCCGGCGTGCACGCGTTGCAGTACGGGCCGCCGTGGCACGTCATGCCGTTGACCCGGCTCATGTACGAGACGCCGAAGCTGTCGTAGTGGGTGCTGCACCAGGGCACCGAGTCCGCGTAGCCGGCCCACGAGTACCCCGTCGGGCGGACGCACGCGATGCAGACTCCCGCGGCGTTCGGGGTGCTGGCGTTGGGGAAGCCGTTCACGCAGAGAAGGCCGGCTGCGCAGGTGTTGGTGACGTTGTGGTACTTGAGCTTTCCGCAGAGCCCGCCGAATCCGGACGTCGCCCGGTATGGGTAACCGGGGGACGGCGTCGTGTTGACGATCTGCCAGTCCACGCCTTCCGGCGGCGGTTCGCCATCCACCAGCCAAGGCGGCGCGCCGTCGTCATCGGAAACCTCTTCGTCAAGATCGCTGTCACCTCCATCGAGGCATGCGACCGCGCCCAGCGCGGCCAGGGTCAACAGAACCAGAAAAACACACGTTCGTTTCATGTCTTGCTTCTCCTCCGGCGCACAGCGCCGCCGCGACCTCGCTCCGGCGAGCGTGACCCCGGCGGGGCGGCCCGCCCCTACCTGCTCAGCCGGCGCGCCGCAACCCCTCGACGTGCTTCTCGAGCACCTCGAGCGTGTTCTCCAGCCGGTCGAACCGCGCCATCATGCGGGTCTCCAGCGCCTGCACCCGCGCCTCGACCTCCGCGATCCGGGCGCTGAGGGCGGAGATCTGATTGGACAGATCATCGAGCGCGCCCCACGGGGTCATGGCAGCCGCGCGAACCCGAGGAGCAGCGCCTCCCCGATCTCGTGGTTGAACTCGCGGACCTTCGACGGGATGAACACCCCGGCCTTGTTCTTCCCGCCGCCCTTGTTGCCCTCGATGCTCCAGAACTCGCCACCGTCCACGCGGGACACGATCCCGATGTGGCCCGTGCGCGCCCCCTTCGCCCCGCGGTGCCAGAGCACGATGTCGCCCGGAGCCGGGACGTCAACGCGCTGACCGACCTTGAGGCAGTTGGCGAACAGCTTCTTGGCTCCGTGGCTGCGCTTCGGGGCCACGAACCGCTGGCCCGACGTGAAGCTCTTGCTGGGGCCGACGTGCCGCGCCGCCTCCTCGATGCACCACGAAACGAACGCCGCGCACCATGCACCGCCCGGCCCACCATTGCGGTACCGATCAAGGTCTGGCCCGACGTTGTTGCCCCCCTGCTCGCCTCTTCCGATCTGGCCTCGCGCGGTCAGCTCCGCTGCGATCCCGAGAGCGCTCCTTGGCGGTGTGACGATCGGGGCGGGCGGCGCCGAGCGGAACGCAGCCAGGATCATGGACCACATGCTCATCTCTCCAACTCCCTTCGCATGTCGCACGCGGTGCAATGTGCTGTTCCGGGGACCGCCTCGTGCGGCTTTCCCGTGCTCACGGTCATCGCCCGGTCGATGGCGTCCAGCGCCTCGGCCAGCAGCTCGGGCGCGGCAGCGATGAGGGCGGCGTCGGCGTTTGAGTGTGTACCGCCAGGCCAGGAATTGCCGACGTAGCAACCGTTGGCGGCGCGTATCAACTTGTTGTCGGAGACGTGCCACGGCCCGGGCGTCGCCTTGGCCAGCAACTCGCGGGCCAGCTTGCGCCGTTCCTCGGTCAAGACGTCACCCTCGCGTTCGCGAGCAGCTCGCGCAGCCGCTCCTCGAACCACGCCTGCTGATCGGGGCGGTGGAGGTCGCCCCAGAACCGGCGCAGCGTGACTCCGGCGCCGTCCGCACCGGTGAGCTCGACGCGGACCTCGGCGCCGTCCCACGACCCGCTGCAGCACAGCTCGGGGTGGTCCGCCCGGATCCGGCCGAGCAGCTTCTGGATAAACTTCCTCGCATCGCTCATTCGTCCACCTCTCCGTTTCGTCCGCACTCGGCGGCCAGTTCCTTCAGCGTTGCCAGGTGCCCCGGGCAGAGAACCGCGCCCGGCGCATGCGGGGCCGTGCACCTCTGGCACTCGCCGCGCCGGCTGCTGAACACGTCGACGCCCCGGCGCGGCCGGCCCAGCGGCTTCCCGGTAGGCTTGTAGCGGGGCTCCCTCCCGCGCTCTCTGTCCGCCGCCGCCCTGGCGCAGACGGCGCACGTCTTCAGCCCAGGCCTCGGCTCACGTCCGGGCTCGCGGCTCTGGCACATGGTGCAGACGCCCTTGCGCTCCCGCTGGAGCCGGCGATCGCGGTTGTAGGCTGCCCGGTCGTTCACGGGGCCGCCTCAGGGCACGAGTGGTCGGGGGCGTGCTCACCGCAGAGCGCGGCGCCGCATTCGGTGCACTCGGCAAGCTCGGCCCATGGCCACCACGTGCAGCGGTCCTCGTCGCAGGCTCCCTCGAGCGCGTCGCGGGCGTTCGGCGGGGCCGTCATCGATGGGCCCTCAAGAGGGCCGAAATCACAGCGCTATCAGTCATAGCGATACCAACCTGGTACGCCGAAATTCCCATAAGTTGCACAGGCCTACGGGCGTCGGGTACTGTAATGGGCCGTACTACCTTGCGATTACTGGAGGCAGCAGGTTTCAGGTGCCTGCGACCGCAAGGTTGTGGGGGTTCGAGTCCCCCCTTTCGCACTCCTCTCAAGCGGTTGTGTCATCGGTTGTTCTGATGGGACGGCTTGGAATCGATTCCCGTCGTTTCCGTCCCAGGGCTCAGCAGACGCGTTGCCGCGCGTCCTGCTCGAGCTCTGTCCGTGGTGCCCGGCGCGAGGTAATGGCGCTCGCCAACGGCGATCGACGTCCACCCCATGGCCCGGACCACCATCTCCGCCGTGGCACCCGTCTGGGTCGCCAGGGTCGCGTGGGTGCCGCGGAGCCCCTGCGGGCAGACCGGCGGCACCCCGGCTGCTTTGCACAGCCTCAGGGTGTGGTAGTAGACCCAGTAGCGGGTCCGCCCCGGGAACAGCCGTGACTCCTTCGCCCTCTTGCGCACCTCGACCAGGTCCAGCAGAAGAGGGCGGAGGACGATCGGCACGTCGAGCACCACCTTGCCGGCCGCCGTCTTGGCGTCCGACACCCAGAGCAGTGCGCCATCGTCGTCCACGTCGCGCACGTCCAGGTTCTTCACCTCGCTCGCTCGGCGCCCCAGCACCAGCGCGACCAGCACCGCCACTGCGGACTCGTCGCCCTGCAGCGCCGCGGCCACGGCGACGTCCACCAGCGCGCGTGCCTCGGTCACCCGGAGCTTCGGCTTGCCCGCGTTCGGCTTGCCGACCGGGTTCACCTTGGCCGCCGGGGTGGAGGCGAGTAGGCCCTGTGCCACGCACCAGCGCAGGAACCGCTTCGCCTCCACCAGCGCGCGCCGGTGCGTCTGGACCGCGCAGCCTGTCTTGCGCAGCATCTTGTACAGCTCAGTGCAGCGCTTCGCCGTCACGGAGCGCACCTCCTGCTGCATCGCTGGCGCGAAGAACATCCGCACGCGCCGCTCTAGCGTCTCGACGGTCACCTCCTTGAGCCCCTCCGTCTCGAGGTCGGCTTTCCAGCGGCCGATGACGCTGTCGATGTCGTCGCCGGTGCCGAACTTGCTCTGGTACCGGGCGATGACGTCGAGGGCTTCTTCCTTCGTCGCATAAGAGAATGGAGCCGGTCGGCTTCCCGGCTCGACCACGACGACTCTCCATCGGTTTCCGTGGGGGTATGGTCCACGCGCCCTCCTTCGTTCGTCTCGTCGTCTGGGCATTCGCTATCTCCCTGCCCCGACGCCGCAGGTCTGTGCGCGCCGGACAATATCCGAAGCTCGGCTCTCAGGTCATCGCGGACGATGCCGGCCACGATGTGGGCCAGGCGATGCATCTCTCGGGAGTTCACCGGCGACGCTCCTGGATCGGCCCGCTGGATCGTTCCCAGCACCCGTACTCGTCGTTCCAGCCGATCGGGTACCAGGTCTGGTACGGCCGAGGCGGCATCCTGCCGCGCACCGGCTTGGGGCGGTGCGCGTTGGCGCCGGGTCCGTTCGCGTTGTGCCAGCGCCGATGGTGGCTCTGGCACAGCCACCGGACCTCGTCGGGTTTGGCGTAGTCGTCGTGATGCCCCACCACGTTCCGGTCCGTGCCGCACTCCTCGCACGGCTGAGGGCACAGGCGGCCCATCTCGATCGCGAGCCGCGTACGCGACACGGCGTAGGACTTGGCCCACGTCATCGTCTCCTCCTCGCTCGCGCCACGGGGAACGGCTCCGCCACGCGGTGCCAGCGGCACGGCCGCCAGCCGAGGACGCCGCAGATCGCGCGCTCGACGAGCACCACGATCGAGCCGGCGGCGATGAGTCCGGTGAACAGCAGAACGCTCACCGGCGCCTCCGGGGCTCGTCCTGGGCGAGCTCGCGCCGCTCGGCGAGGGCCACGGCCAGGTCGACGCCGACGATGATCGCGAGCGGGCAGAACAGGCCGCCGGCGGCAAAGCCGATCAGGAAGGCGATCACTTGTCGCCTCGGGGGCGTAGCCGTCCGCCGCCACGAACGAACTCGAGCGTCTTGCGGACCCTTTCCACCATCGACGCCTCCCCGTCGGCATATATCGTACGGTCATCCTTGCGCGGCAAGAGCGACTCCTCGTGGTCGAGAACTGCGTCGCACTCGCGCGCACCATCGACCTTGCCCGCCTTGAACCCATTATCGAAGCCGCGGCTGAAGCCCTCGGCGGCGGCGTCGGCGATCACCTGGCCCATGACACCGGTGCCGGTTCCCGCGCACTCGCCGCAGGTGCCGCACTCGGCCAACGCCTCCTTGCGGCCCTCGGCCTTGCCGTGCTCGTGCGCCAGCACCGCGGCGGCTGCCCCCACTTCCGACCCAGCTGCCAGACCCTCTCGGTAGCCCTCGGCCTTGGCGTCGGCTATGCGCTGCTCGACCGAGGACGAACTACCGGAGAGGGCGGCGGCTTCCAGGTGTTCCACCAACTCGGACTCGCGGGCAGTCTTGACCGATGGCGCTCCGCTCAGCACGGCGTCGATGCACGAGATGATGTACGAGGCATTATCGTCGGCGAGTATGAAGTGCCGTGCCTGACGAAGGACGTACACCAGTTCCTCGATGCGCGTCAGCAGCGGTTCGCGTGCGGCCCGGACGGCGCGGTGGACGTCGTGCCACGAGGCGTTCGCGCGATAGCGCAGCCCGGGACAGCAACGGTCCACGACCGAGTCCGGCGCCTCCACCTCCGCATGCTCGGGCTGGGCGGCTGGCTTGATCGGGTGGAAGGCTCGACCGCACAAGGTGCACGACCACGCCCCGCTGCAGGTACCGTCGCCGTGGTGCGTCGGTCGGTACTCGACACGCAGGCACGCGCAATATGCTTGGTTGCTCATGACATCCTCACGGCGCCGTGCCGGTACTCGACCACCTGCTCGCTCCACTTCGGCACGGCGTCGATCTCGTCCTGCGTGGCAGGGCGCCGACGGGCCTGCGCGTGCACCTCGACGTTGCCCACCTTCGCTTCTGCGGAAGCGATCACGAAGTCGCCATCGGCGTCGGAGTAGACCGTCTTGCGCTTCTCGGCATCGGGCAGCACGGAGACGGCGTCGAAGAGGTCGTCGTCGACCCCGAACGAGAGGCGCAGCGGCCGGCCCAGCGCGCGCAGGACCAGGGCGGCCTCGAGCACGATTCCCACCACGTCGCTCACGGCAGTGCCTTCCTCTCCGGGTCGACTTCGATCAGTTCGTTGATTGCGCGCTGAACCAGGTCGCGCACCTGATTCGCGTAGTCGCACCCACCCTGACACCGGGCCGGATTTCTGAATCCCTCGGCGGGGCCCCCGCCGTCGGGACGCCAATCGTTGCAGGCATGGGCCCGTGTGAGGATGGAAGCTAGACGGCGCTCCGACTCTGGTGACAACCTCATGGCAGGGCCTTTCGCTCTGGCTCGACTTCGATGAGCTTCGTGGTTTTGCCGCGCGACGCGCCGCCGCGCTTGCGCACCTCCTCGAGGACATGGCGCGCCTTGGCCGCTCCGCCGCGCCCGAATGCCATGCGCGTCGCCTCCTCCAGCGCCTTCTTGGTGGCCGTTCGCTGCACCGATGCATCCGCGACGGCCGGTCCGCACAGCTGCAGCGCGACGTTGTACACCTCGTCACCGTCGAGGCGTTCATTGCCCTCGACGGTCACCTGCTTCAGAAGCTTGCCATTCGGCAGCTCGAGCTGGCCGTGCTCCTCCAGGTACGCTCGGCACGCCGCCTCGATGCGATTGAGCATCGCGCGAGCCATGCCGAGCCGCTCCCACGCGATGCCGGCGGTCCGCGCATCGAGTGGAATGAGCAGCTCGAGCTCGTCCCCCTCGGCGCCGCTGGCGAGCCTGCGGATCAGGTGGGATTTCGCGGGGCAGACGGGCGTCGCCGGGCAGTAGCGACAGTGCTCGCCCTCGTTGACATTGGGGACGCCGCCCGACTGCACCACGGTGACCGCGTGGGCGACCTGCCGTGCCTCATCGATCAGCTCCGAGGCGATGGCGTCGAGGTCCCAGCATTCGAGGTGGTGCCACTGCCAGCGCGGCTCCGAGCTTTCGCGCCCGACGATGATCGCGATCCGGGCCGAGTCGCAGCCCCACGCGCGCGCCGCCATCAGCGCCAGCATGGCCAGCTGAGGGTTGCGCTCCGGGTGCGTGACCTTGCCGTACCCTGTCTTTAGGTCCACGACGATGGCAACGCCGTCGATGACGCCGGCCAGGTCGGCGGTGCCGGCGATCTCGCCGTCGATCAGGTCGTACCGGCGCTTCAGGTTCTCACCCAGGACGCGCGCCTCGCTGGTCTCGAGGGACATGGCCAGCGCCAGCTCGGGGCGGAGGTGCGGCGCCAGCGGCGCCAGCGACTCGCACAGCGGCGCCCATTCGTCCGGCACGTTGACCAGCGCGGCATCGAGGCTCATGCCCTCGCGCAGCTGCGACACGAACGCGCACATCGCCTCGTGTCCGTCATTGCCAGTCTGCGCCCACTCGGACGTGGTGTTTATTTGCGGGAGGCAACAAGAAGCCGGGCAGTGCTGGATGCGTTCTCTAGCCGAGGCTGTGATGGTCACGACGCCACCTCCACCGCGATCATTCGCTCGACGAGGCCGACCGCCGACACCTGCAGGCGGTCAACGACCGGCTGCAGGGCGGACCTGGCGGCGGACCCGGCGGCGGCCCTGGCGGCGGCCCTGGCGGCGGCCCCGGCGGCGGCCCAGGCGGCGGCCCAGGCGGCGGCCCTGGCGGCGGCCCTGGCGGCGGCCCCGGCGGCGGCCCAGGCGTCGTCCCCGGCGGCGGCCCCGGCGGCGGCCCAGGCGGCGTCCCAGGCGGCGGCCCCGGCGGCGGCGATCGTCGGCTGCGCCGACCCCGCCGCTGCGCTCGACGTGACCGGGGGCAGACCCGACAGAGCGCGAGCGTGCTCTCGCAGACCGGACGACAGATCGAGGAACGCCGGGGTGCAGACGCGGATCAGCCAGTCGGTCGCCAGCCATGCGCGCGAGTCCTCGACCTCCGGCGTCGACCGCGTGCCGATGAGCCGGGGCAGGAGCGGGCGCAGCAGGCGCGTTCGGGTCTCGTCGTCCAAGATGCCGTCGTTCCATCTGCGCATGAACGCGCCGAGTACCGGACACGTGCACTGCGGTGAGTCGCTCCACGGCTCGTGCGCGAGGTAGCTCACCAGTTCCATCGCGCAGGCTCCCTCCTCGAGTGATTCGTGAGAGCCGCTGGACAGCACCATGCTGTCGAGTTGCGCGAGCCTGTCCTTGTCGATGGTCGTGTTCATGCTGCACCCCC